CCCCCTTCCAGTTTAGATGCCCCAAAAGCACCAGCTGGATATAAATACAGATGGATTCGTGAAAGTATCCTCAATCAAGATGACAAATCGAATATGTCAAAACGTATTCGTGAAGGATTCGAACCAGTAAAGGCATCAGATCATCCAGATTTTGATGCACCTACTGTTGAGGATGGAAAACACGCTGGAGTTATTGGAGTGGGCGGTTTAATTTTAGCCAAGATCCCTGAAGAGACTGTCGCAGAAAGAGAAGCACATTACAAAACTGTAAATTCTGCTACGATGGAAGCGGTAGACTCTCAATTAATGAGAGAAAGTAACCCAATTATGCCTATAGACAAACCTCAACGACAAAGTCGTACGACGTTCGGAAGTAGAAGTAATGAGGAGACTTCCTCTTGATGTTTAACACTATACTTAACATAAGGTGAAGTAAATGGCAAATACAAACGATCCTGACGGATTTACGCCTGCTTGGCACATGTATGGAGGTGTTATTCGCCCTGCAAGAATGAGAATCGCGAGTGCCTATGACACTGCTATCTATAGCGGTGACGTAGTGAAACTTAATAGTGGTTATATCGAACAAGCAGGAGCGTCTGACACACCTGTCGGTGTCTTTTATGGCGTGTATTACAGTGATAGCTCTGGTAATCCAACTTTTTCAAAAGTATGGACAGCCAGTACTGCCACTCTAGGAAGTGCCGATGCTGAAGCTCTTGTTTATAATGATCCAGGTATTGTCTACGAAGCACAATTTACTGCAGGAACTCCTGCTGTAAGCTTTATAGGCAGTAAATATACTCTCTCCACAACAGCTGGGGACAGTAATACTGGACGTTCTAAAGAAGGTGTAACAGCAACAACTTCCTCTGGTATTGCTTTATGCGTGGGATTTAAGCTGACACCGAGTAATTCGATTGCAGCTTATGCTCGTGCATTCTTCACTTTCCCAACAAGTACATTTGCAGTTTAATAAGGAGTAAATTATGGCAATTAACAGAGCACAACTCGTAAAAGAGTTAACTCCTGGTCTTAATGCTCTTTTTGGACTGGAATATGATCAATACCCAGATGAACATGCTGAAATCTTTGACACAGAATCTTCGGATCGTGCGTTTGAAGAAGAGGTAATGCTCTCTGGTTTTGGGGAAGCACCAGTTAAGGGAGAAGGTGCAGCAGTAGTGTATGATTATGCCCAAGAAACATTCACGGCACGTTATACACACGAAACTATTGCACTGGCTTTCTCTTTAACAGAAGAAGCAATGGAAGACAACCTGTACGATTCGCTATCAGCGAGGTACACACGTGCTTTGGCACGTTCAATGCATCAAACCAAGCAAGTAAAAGCTGCGAACGTTTTAAATAACGGATTCACAGCTGGAGCAACTGCTGGGGGCGATGGCAAAGCTCTTTTAGCAACTGATCACCCAAGCTTAACTGCTGGTGATCTTGCAAATGAGCCAAGTACCGCAGCTGATCTTAACGAGACATCTCTTGAGCAAGCAATGATTGATATTGCTGGTTTTAAAGACGAAAGAGCTCTTAAGGTAAATGCGCAAGCAAAGAAGTTAATAATACCTCCTGCTTTGCAATTTATAGCTGATCGTTTACTT